TATCAGAACAAGATAAAGATTGGTTTGTACAACAATTAAATCTTCCACAACCAGATGAGGATGCAGAAAAAGCTCTCGCACAAAGAGGACATAGAAATAGTCTTTTAGATGCGTCAGATTGGATTGTTCAAAGATCATCAGAAAAAGGTGAAGCTGTGCCAGATGAATGGCAAACTTACAGACAAGCTTTACGAGATTTACCCACACATAAAAACTGGCCGCATTTGCAAGATTCAGATTGGCCTACAAAACCATCATAGGAAAAACATGACAGAAAATACACAACCCCCAAAACTAAAATGGAAAAATAAAGAGTATGAGCAATCCTCTCTTACTGACCAACAAAAGTATTTGTTTGCACAACTTGTTGATATTGAGAAAAAAGAAAACAGTGCAAAGTTTGTCCTAGATCAAATACTAGCAATGAAACAAGTTTTTGAAGAACGACTTGAAAAGGAATTAAATAAATGAGCATTACTTATACTTGGAAGGTTACTTCTATAAAAACTAAAGATGAAACAAATACTGACAAAGCTATAAATAAAGATGCAGTCATTCAGACCTATTGGCAAAAAATAGGAAAAGATAGTGATGGGAATGAAGGTACATTTTCTGGTGCTACTCCTCTTACTTCTGTGAATACTTCTGCATCAGATTTTAAAGCTTTAGCAGATTTAAAAGAATCAGATGTTCTTGGATGGATACAAGCACAAGTAACTGGTGATTATGAAGTTCATGTAAATGCACAAATCCAAAAACAGATTGATGACAAGGCTATCAAAGATACTGATATGCCTTGGGCTAGTTAGAAAGGAGAACTATCATGCCAATGGGAAAAGGAACCTATGGTTCAAAAAGAGGTAGACCACCTGCAAAAAATGGTCTTACTAAAAAACAAAAGACTTTGCCAGCTAGTCTTAAAAGAAAGATAATGGCATCTAAGAAAAAGTAATGTTTGATCCAGCGTCGATAGCTACTGCAGTTAGCCTATCGACTGCTGCATTTAACAACATCAAGAAAGCATTTGCTATTGGTCGTGATCTGGAAGGTATGTCTGGTGATCTATCAAGATGGATGAAAGCTAGCTCTGACATAGAGCAAGCTGTTAAGTCTACAAAAAATCCTCCTTTTTATAAAAAAATGTTAAGTGGTGATTCAGTTGAAGAAGCTGCCATGAAGAGTTTGGTTGCTCAAAAGACTTTGGAAAAGCAACGATATGAATTACAACAGTATGTTAAATTTAAATTTGGTGTCAAAGCTTGGGATGATTTACTCAAGATGGAAGGTAAAATACGCAAACAAAGACAAGAGTTAATCTATAAAAGGCAAGAACTAACACAAAAAATTATCGAAGGTGTGTTTATTATTGTTCTTTTATGTTCAATTATAGGTTTAATCTTCTTTGCAATCTGGTTAAAGAAGCAACAAGATGTCTGAAAAAGATATTATATTTGTTTTTATTGTACTTTTATCTTATGTTTGGTGTACATGGTTTGAACCTAAATGGATATTTATTAAGTGAGGATATATGCCAGCTACTATTATAGATGATTATAAAGTGTTTCCTAGATTGATGATGCTTGTTGTTACCATACTTACCTATCAAAGTGTGCATTGGTATATGGCATTAGATAATCCAACAATACAACAAAGTGGTTTAGTATCTGTATGTATGGGTGCTTTAACTGGTTGCTTTGGAATCTGGATGAACGGAGAAAGAAAGAATGATACTAACAATCGTTAAATCTTTAGGCTCATTGGCATCTAGTTATGTAGATGGCAAAGTGCAAACTCAAAAAGTAAAAGCAGAAATACAAAAGAAACAACTGACTGGTGAGATTGACTGGGATTTGGAAGCTATCAAAGCTACACAATCTAGCTGGAAAGATGAATGGATTACCATATTGCTATCCATACCATTCCTTCTTTGTTTTATTAATGATGACACAAGGCAAATGGCATTTGCTGGATTTCAAGCATTGGAACAAGCTCCAGCCTGGTATACATATAGTTTTGGTGTAGTGATCGCTGCATCATTTGGTATAAGATCAGCAACTAAATTTTTTGGAGGTAAGAAGTAATGCCAGAACCACAAGTCAAAACATTAGAAATAAAAAGTACAAAGGATAAATATAAAGAAGCTTCTAAAAAACAGAAAGATAAAGACTTTCGAGAAAAAGAAAAAAAAAATCTGACTACATCTATTGGGACTGCTGGACCCAAAGTAAGAGCGGATGGTACGACTAAAGATGATAAACCTACTGCTAAACAAAAAGAAGAGTTTAGAGCATTAGAAGATAAATATAGAACAAATTACTCTGGTACGGTAGGGGATAAATATTATAAGAATCCAGAGGGAACTGGTACAGGTCAAGGTGGAAGTGGTATTCCTGTTGAAACAAAAACTGCACAAACAAAACCAGCTGAAGTATTTCAACCACAAGAAATAATATATATTGAAATGCCATCATCACAAGATAAGGATGAAGTTTTTTCTTTGAAAAGTTTTGTTGACAAAACACCAGAGAGTTCAACATATATCTCAGAACCAAACAGATTACTGTATAATTCTGGTGGTAGTACAAATAGATTAGATGTAGCACAAACATCTTTTTTTAATTTAGCTGAGGACTTAGGATCATCTGATCCAACAAGAGTTTCTTTTAGTGTTCGACCAAGAACAAGAGGTACATTGTTTAGAAACTTTGGAATAACTGGTGCAGATGCATCTGTTAATATAGCACTACCAAACAAAGGAAGAAGTTTATTTGGAGGAGATACATAATGTTTAAACTTTCACAAAGAAGTAAAGATAAATTAACTGGTGTAAAGACAGAACTTGTAGCTGTTGTTACCAGTGCCATAGAACACACCACCGTCGATTTCGGAGTGATTCAAGGACTCAGAACTTTGGAAGAACAAAAGGAACTTGTTGCCAAAGGTGCAAGCCAAACAATGCGATCAAAACATTTGACTGGTGATGCCGTCGATCTCATGGCCTATGTTGGTTCGAGGGCATCATGGGAGCTGAATCTTTATGATAACATTGCAGATGCTATGAAGAGAGCAGCAGAGATATGTGATGTAGGTATTCGTTGGGGTTGTGCCTGGCACATACCAGATATCAGAGAGTATGATGGTTCAATGCAAGATGCTATGGATGACTATATTGATCTAAGAAAAGGACAAGGTCGTAGACCTTTTATTGATGGTCCTCACTTTGAGCTTTCTCAATAAACTCCATAGCTAATGTAGCATAACCAGCAATATCTTTATATGAATCTTCATGATTAGGCTGTTGTCTTAATCTCATAGCTTTTGTGAGTATCATCATAATGCATACATCTAAGTAAGTGAAATTCATATCTTTATATTCTGACCAACACTTAGCTATCGCTCTAAGATTGTCAGTTGGATTACCATAGACGTGTTGTCTTTTATCTAGTGTATCTCCGACTTCTCTTAGGAATTGCGCTCTTGTCATTTATTACTCCATCTTTGGTGTATGGCTGTGGAGGAATTGGGATACACGAACCACAGCCATACTTTATTAGAATGGTATATCATCATCTATTGGAGTTTTCTTTTCTTCCATATGTTGATATGCACCATCAAACTCAGTTCTCTTTTGCATCTTCTCAGATATACTTAGACTTAGATAATCATTACCATTCTTATCTTTTCTTCTCCATGCAGATATTTTTAATGGAGTGTCTTTATTAAATTTTTCTTCGAGAGGTCCACCTTTATCTGGTTGATTATCATTTGTCTTTTCATTATTCCAGAGAGTACATAGCTTTGTATATACTTGCACTACCTTTGTACCATTTTTTGTTTCTTCATTTATACATACAACTCTATGTTCAGTCCCATCAATATCAAGTTTGCCACTCAATATCAATCTATCATTTTGATTGTAAGGCTTAAAACAAGCACCACTATTTTTATTATCGTATTGTTCTACCATGATTTATTATCCTCATATTTGTTATCATCAAATTTTCCTAAGAACACATCAGCATTAAAACCTAGATGTGATATTGCTTTTGTAAGACCATCTGTAAGTGCCATCTTTGGTGCATCATCATTTGTTTTTGCTTTGGGTGCATCAAGATTTATCATAGCTCTTGCTCCAGCTACAGGTCCAAATGATCCATATACTGTAGTGACAGTAACCTTTGCAATCACCATCATAATATTCCCAAGTGTAGGATAATCATATTCTACAGTGTATGACCATTCTTTACCAACTGGACCAAACTGTTCAGTAACATTTCTAATCTGATGCATAGCATCTATGGTATTAATAGTTTTGCCAAACTTACTTGGTGCTTTTCTCGTATGTGCTGGATTAGTTTTTTCAACTGCAAGCCATAAGTTTAAATTATTTTTATTCGACATTGTGTATCCCTTCTTTTGGCTCAATGTTATTAATTACGTGTGACCAAAATTTTGGTAGTATATTCTTGAGCCTATCAATATACTCTCCATCTTTTTCTATGACCCCACATCTCCATGAATTTCCGTTACCAAAAAAGTTTGGGAAATAACATAAGCTAGTATTCGATAGCCACAAATAAAACTGTATCTGTGGTGTGTATCTATCAATCTGAATATTTAATTTATTAAATGAGCTTGTATGTTTTGCTTCAACAATAGCTTGCATACCTACTACTGAAGCATCTATTGTACCTTTCAATGGTACACCATTCCAATTCATAGTATATTCTTTTTGATAGTTCTCGAGTTCTACATCATACTCTTGTTGAAATACAAAAAGATTATATGGTTCTGTAAGAATACCTATTTGTACCGGGTGATTAAATGATAAATCATCTGGTTCTTTTTGACCAGTCTTTACTAGCCATAGATCATGCCAATCTCCAGACATAATCTTCGCACAATCTGATCCACCAATAAAGCCTTTACGATTCATGTGTATCCCTTTCAATAAAAAAATTATATTACTTGACTATAAAAATGTAAAGCAATATTATTTTTTTTATAACATAATCCATCTTTATAACTCCCTTGGGGCAGCTACTTGCTGCCCTTTTTTTTCTCTTCTTCCCAATCAATATGAAATGACTCTACTACTTCATCTGGTCTAGTAAATTCTTGCGGTACATATGGTAATGAAATCTCCACTTCTTTTGGTTTCTTTAACCATCTATCATGAAATACTTTTATTCTATGGCTGTACTTTTTTATATCCATAATACTCTGTCCTCGGTCTTTGCAATGGTAGTTTCTCTAAATAAAATTCTTCATACTTGTATGTTTTATGACACTTATATCCCTCGCCATAGATTTTATCTGACCACATCTGGCAAGCTTCTTCAGTATCAAAATGAACAACAGTAAGTAAACTATATAATATTATTTTATTCATTGAAAGATACCATATTTAATTTATCTAAAAATAAATTTCTATTGTAAACTCTATGTTTTAATCTTTGATAAAATGCTGACCAACTTGGGAACCACTCTTCTTCTTGGGATATTTCTTTGATAACAAAGATTGTAATATCAGCTGGTACATCTTCAAGATTTTGTGCAAGTGCTTTGATACGTACTGTCATATCTTCAACACCACCTTTTGTTTGAACAACACTTGCAAGCCACGTAAGTCTTTGAATTATTTCAGCTTTTGGCAATGGCACCAATGTTTTTAATACTTCTGTTTTTGCTCGAGCAAGTATTTCTTTTGATTCAACATCAAGTTCTAACTTGGCAATACTTGGATCAGAAACTCTACGTCTCAGTTTCTTTATCATTGGAAAATTCTGCAATGAGTCCAGCATATAAGCCATTGACTGATCCGTTAGAATTGGATGTTCGACTTGCTTTAAACTTGTTAATGCTTGTGATTTTTGCTGATCGTTCAGCTTCTCTGGCACACCAGTTATGGTATCCCCTTTCCCAGTCTTTGTATTTTGTTGGGTCTGTGCCAAGATAGTAGTTGATAAACTTATATGTTTCATTGTCATGATTGAGTATCCCCTTTCCATGTTTGCGATCAATCTCTTCAATAGTTTTTTTCTTTGGTTTCCAATCTTCCTTTATAGAGTAATCTAGGTTACTTGATAGGTTAGGGTGCATCTCATGCACCACGTGGTGCACCTCATGCACTACCTCTTTGTCATTTGGATACAAATAGTATTTATTAGACTTCATACTGTTTCCAGAGATTATTTTTATATATCCAAATGATTCTAATTTTTGTATTTTATATTTAACTGTACGTATACCAAAGCCAGTTTTTTTTGCTATCGTTGTAAAGCTTGGATAACATTCACCAGTTTCATTGTCTGCATAATCTGCAAGACAAAGTAAAATAAATTTGCATATACCATCATCAATAGTATCATCACTCCATACTTTAGCCATCAAACTAAAACTCATTAATCACCTCTCCATTCCCTATTCATATTCATCTTTTTAATTTTAAAAAACCCATCATGCTGAGGATATCTTACATGAAAAAGCCTAGCATATAAAGCTATGAAATCATTAGATATTTTAAAATCTGTACCTTTGGTAACAATAGTTGTTTCCCATCTTATTCGATTAACTATTAACCAAGCAGAACATTTTTGATGACCAGCTGCAATAGCAACGAGTGAAAATTTTTCAAACAATTTCCAAACGTGTGGGTTATCTTTATGCCATTCCCACCATTTTTCTTTAAGTGTCATAGAAATAAATCTCCTTGTGCTGGTGGTTCTCCAAGTTCACTAAGTATATATTCTTTTAGTTCGTTGGCTTTGATATAATCACTAGCATCTCTTCTCATTATATGACCAGAGCGATAGCCAGATTTTGTAGTAGGTAATTGAATAGTATCTTGTGCATAGAAAAGACCATTCTTTTGTTTTACAAACTCTACTTCATTACCTCTTGCTTGATACTCATAACAATGATGGTGTGATCCACCATTTTTTTGTAGACAATAACCAAAGTGTTCGATCTTTACATCAATCGTTATTCTATTCCATTCTATTTCAAATGTTTCCACGTTTGTATTCTCAACAAATCCCCAGTAAGTTGAGTGTTTATTATGCCACCAATTATATTTACTAAATTTTTCATGAACAAATTTGTTGGCATCTTCTTCATAAGTTTCTTCACCTTTACGGTACTTACAATTACCTCCATTTTTTCCCCATATATATTCTGATATATAGAATCTTTTTCCAGATTCATTGAGTACCTCAGCTACATAATCAAGTGGTATTATTGGTTTCATTTTGTGTATCCCTTATTATTTCTTCAAAAGTTTTTGCTGACATAATTACTACTACTTGTGGTTCTCCAGTCTTTCTTTTGTAAAAGGCTATGTCACGTTTATCTAGTACCTTAAACGGACTTGGAAATTTATCGGTGGTTCGATACTTTACCTCGGCAATATAATTTTTGTTCTTTGGGGACAAAATTATATCACCTCGGTACTCACCACCTAAACTGCCAGATAGGGGTTGACGTTTAGCTTTTATGCCTAGTTTTATCAACCAGTCTACAAACCATTTCTCATGGTATGTTCCTTTTCTTTTATTTTTATGAGTCATCTGGTTTTGGATATGGTTCTGTTATTAAT